CAGACCGGCATCTGGACGATCCGCATCGGGGATAGCTCGGCGGCCTGGGCCAAGAGCATCGGCAAGGTCCTGGCGGGCAAGCACGGCGCCCGGAAGCTCGTCATCGACTTCCGTGAGGTTCGCGGTGCCGGTGGGCGGCTGCGGGGCTACGGCTGGATCAGCAGCGGCGACGAACAGATTGCCCGTGCCTACGAGGCCATCTGCGGTATCCTGAACAACCGGGCAGGCGAGCTTCTCACCCGTATCGACCTTCTCGACATTCTGAATTGGCTCGGCATGACGTTGTCGTCGCGCCGCTCGGCGGAGATCGCCCTACTGACGCACGGCGAGCCGGAGTGGGAGGACTTCGCGGTCGCCAAAAAGGACCATATGGAGAACAACATGCCGCACCGGGGCATGTCGAACAATTCCCTCATCTTCAACACCAAGCCCACGAAGTACCAGTTGAAGCGCATTTTCCAGACGATGCTGGACAGTGGCGGCTCGGAGCCCGGCTTCATCAACGGCGTCGAGGCCATGCGCCGGGCGCCCTGGTTCAAGGGCGTCAACCCGTGTGGCGAAATCCTGCTGGGTGACAAGTCGTTCTGCAACCTCGTCGAGGTCGTTCTGCCCCGCTTCAACGGCGACGAGGCAGGCCTACAGGCGGCTGTCCGTCTCGCGGCCCGTGCCAACTATCGGCAGACGTGCGTGAACCTGCGCGACGGCGTGCTGCAAGAGGGCTGGCACCAGCTGAACGAGTTCCTGCGCCTGTGCGGCGTCGGCGTGACCGGTGTCGTCGCCTGGGAGCACAAAGACGAGGCCGACGCGTGGAAAGACATGCGTGCCTGGGCACACCAGGGCGCCTACAGCATGGCGGAGGCGCTCGGTACCCCCAAGCCCAAGGGCGTGACCACGGTGAAGCCGTCTGGCACCGCCTCGAAGACGTGCGGCATCATCGGCATGGAAATCCCCGAGGGCGTGCATATGCCCAAGGCGCGTTTCATCTTCAACAACGTGCGCTTCTCTGAGCACGATCCGCTCCTGGCGCGGTTGAAGGTGGCGGGCTACTACACCTTCGCCGACCCCTACGATCCGACCGGCGTGCTCGTGCGGCTGCCTGTCGAGTACAGCGGCGTCGACTTTACCCGTGTCAAGCTCGGCAAGCGTGTCGTCGAGATCGACACCGAGCCCGCCATAGAGCAGCTGGAGCGCTACAAGCTGCTCATGGACAACTACGTCGATCACAATTGCTCGATCACGGTACAATACCAGCCTGACGAGGTCCCCGACATCATCGACTGGCTGATCGCCAATTGGGACAGCTACGTCGGCGTCAGCTTCCTGCTGCGGCAGGACGTCACGCGGACGGCGGCGGACCTGGGTTACCCCTACCTGCCCCAGGAGGTCGTGACCGAGCAGGAGTACCGCGACTATGTCGCCACACTCGCGCCGGTGGACTTCGACGGAACCGGGTCCCTGGAAGCCGTTGATACCGGTCCAGAGTGTGCCGGAGGCTCCTGCCCGATCCGTTAACCGCCTGTGTCATTCTGGTTGACGAATGACAGAAAAAGTGTACTTTGAATGACGATGCAAGCCTTTTTGTGAACTAGGAGAGTCCCATGATCGAAGGTCTCGTCATCGCCGTTATCGGCATCGCCGTTTGGTACAAGCGCAAGGAAATCGCCGCTTGGATCGCCAAGCTCGGCGGCGAGTAAGCCGATGACCAGCAAGTCTCCGACCTTGCGGGTCAAGAAGTTGCACCCGGATGCCATTGTCCCGACTTATGGCTCTCCGGGTGCAATCGGCCTCGATCTGTCCGTCCGCTGCGAGCGCAAACTGGGCGCCTATTGCCTGGATGCAGGGGACTGGGCTGCCTACCCGACAGGCATCGCCGTCGCGATACCTACGGGCTGGTACGGACGCATCGCTCCCCGCTCGGGACTGGCTTTGAACAAAGCCATCGACGTGCTCGCGGGCGTCATCGACAGCGACTATCGCGGTGAGATCAAGATCATCCTGGTCAACCACGGTACTGAGCACATTTGGATCGACGACGGCATGCGTATTGCTCAGCTGATCCTGGAGCGCGCAGATCGGTGCGGCATCGAAGTCGTCGACGAACTCGACGACACACAGCGTGGAACCGCAGGTTTTGGGAGCACAGGCACGTGAAAGTCAAGGACGGGATAATCATTCTCGAAGACGGCGCCGCCGTCCGTTACGTGCCCACGAAAAAGCAGGGTGCGGCTCTCAAGCCCGCTGGCATCGTGATGCACTACACGGCTGGCTACACGACTGCCGGTGACGTTGACACGCTTGCGAAGTCTGATCGCAAGGTGTCGGCGCATTTGGTCGTCGGGCGCGACGGAGAGCTTGTGCAGATCGTCCCGTTCGACCGCGTTGCGTGGCACGCCGGTCCTTCGAAGTACAAGGACATGTCGAGCCTGAACAACTACGCCATCGGCATCGAGATCAGCAATTGTGGGTGGCTGAAAAAACTGCCAAACGGTACGTATCGCGACGAGTACGGCAACACCATTGACGAAATGGGACGCTTTCTTGTCGGCAATCGGGTTTTGAAATCCGCCCCGCGCGATTGGTTGCACCAGAAGCACCCCCGGCTCGGCTCGCAAATGCTTGCCTGGGAGCCGTACTACCCAGAGCAATTGAAGACCCTCGACGCGGTCGTCAAGGCGCTCTGCGCCAAGTACGACATCAAGTGGATCGTCTCGCACGAGGAGATCGACACGCGCGGCTGGAAGACCGATCCAGGCCCGGCGTTTCCGATGCAGCGGTATCAGGACATGTTGAAGGGTGCGTGCGTTTTCCCCGACAAGCCCGCCGCGCCTACGAAGCCCGCCGTGTTTGACGACAGCGAACTGGCGGTCAAGCCCGGTCCCGGCATTTCCGACGAACCTAAAGTCACGGTGGTCCCGGTGTCTCCGTCCAAATCGTGGTGGCAGCGATGGTTTGGGAGATAACGACCGATCCCTTCAAAGCCGAACGTTGGTCGACGCTACGTCGCGCGGCGTATATCGCCAGTGTGACGGCGTTCTGCCTTGGCATGCCTACGGTCCTGACCCTCCTGAACTACGAAAGTGCGATGGCGGAAATGCTGTCGAAGACAATGCTCGGGCTCGCTGAGCTTTGCGTCTACCTCTACCTCGGCGCTGGCGTGCTCGATCGCTCGAAGGTTCTCGACAAGCTCGGCGACGGCTTTGCCAAAAAGCCAACTGTCATCGTACAGCAATCAGGAGACGACAAATGACCACCATTGCAATGATCGGGCTCGCTATCTGGAACTTCCTCGGCGGCTGGCGGGGCGTCATCATGGCGGGCTTACTTGCCGGTGCTGTTGGCACCGCTGCGTGGTACGTCAGCGAGTACGATAGCCGGGGCCGCGAGATCGTCGCCCTCAAGCGCGACGTACGTGACCTCGAAGGTCGCCTTGAGGTCGCAAAGTCGAACAATACGCTGCTTCAAGGCAGCATCAACGTCCTCAACTCGGAGCTTCTGCGCCGCGATATTGATATCGAGGAAAGCTGCAAGCTCCTGAAAGAGTTGGCGGAGGACAAGACGCCTGGAGCCGATGATCAGGTGCAAGGCACGATCGGCAAAGCACTGGATGGAGTGAAGCCGTGAGTGGTTTCTTTCTCGCACAAGACAACAGCTCGCATTGGTACGTCGTTCCGGCAGAACTACGCGCCACATGGTCTGAGTGGGTGAACGCTGATCCAGACGATCCGCGTGGTTGGGAAGAACCGCGTTGGGCGCTTCGGATCGACGGGCCTTCTGACATCGAGTTTCCTAGTTTCAAACGGAGATAAGACATGCGCTACATTCTTGCCGTCATCAGCATGTCGTTCATGCTCGCCGCTTGCGGCGCCGATGGCGTAATGCCGCCTATCGACATGGTCGAGGCGAATGTTCCCACGGCTTTACGGCAGTGCCCCAACATGCCGAAGTCGCCGGGCTCCAAGGCTACTAACCGGCAGACTGCGCAGTACATCGTCAAGCTGCATCGCGTTGCCCAGGAGTGTCGTCGGCGCAATGCCGAGGTCGACCGGCTGCTCACGCAGTACCAGGGGCAGATCGACATGTACAAAAACGCTGTGGAGCAGGCTGCGAAATGAGCAAGGACATCTGGATAAGCTCGGATTTCCATTTCGGCCACGCGAACATCATCAAGTACGCGAACCGTCCATTTTCTTCTGTCGAGGAAATGGATGAGACGATGATCGAGCGCCACAACGCGCGGGTGAAACCGCACGACAAGTTCTACTGCCTGGGTGACGTAGCGTTCCGTCGTGACGTGCTGGAGCGTATCCTGCCGCGTCTCAACGGCAAGAAGCGGCTGATCCTGGGCAATCACGACTTGGAGGACATGTCCTTCTACGGGCGCTACTTCGAGAAGGTCATGGGCTGGCGTCAGTTAAAAGAGGGCGGCGTCTTCATGGTGCTGTCACACGTACCTCTGCACAAGCAGGGGTTCGACTACCGTGACGACCGTCCGGCAGTGAACGTGCATGGTCACATTCACGCCAATCGCATCGATGACCCTACCTACATCAACGCCTGCGTGGAGTGGCAGGACTACGGGCCACGCAATCTCGACAGCCTGATCAAGCAGGCGCGTAAGAACAAGGGACTGTGATATGAGCAAAACGATTAGCGCCCAACTCCTGGCGGATATCCAGGCGAACGTGACGACGCTGGCGACGCTTGTCGAGATCAAGCGGCAGGATCGGCGCATCATCCGTCTCACGAACCACGACACGGCCATCACGTTCGACGGTAATGTCTACGACCACCTACAGCCCTTCACGCTGTCGTCGATCAGCAAGGGCTCTCAGTTCGAGGTCGACAACTGCACGCTGACTGTCGTGCCGGATGAAGTCACGCTCAAGCGCATCGACTTCATGAAGGGCGCCTACGACTTCTCCGAGGTCACTGTCTCGCTCGTCGACTTCACGGCGCCCGACGACGGACGCATGATCGTGCACAAGGGCACGTTTGGCGAGATCAAGAACAGCGAGATCGGTGCCATCGACATCACGCTCGTCGGTTTGTTGAAGGTGCTGGACTTCTCGGTTGGACGCATCTATCAGCCGTCGTGCGACGCGGACCTGGGCGACAAACGCTGCAAGGTGGCGCTGAAAGAGTCGCAGGCCTACAGCTACCTGAACCCCTACAGCCCCGGCGACTGGGTCTACCGCTACGCCCCGGCAGGCATGACAGCGTTCACCCTTACCAACCCTTCATTCGACGCAGACGGCGACGTCGGCCCCAGCGGCACGATCACCGGCTGGACGAAAGGCCCGAACAGCGGCTGGATCGTCGACAACGCCCGGTTCACCTATTCGCCGTTCCACGGTACGCACGCCCTGTGGGGCGACACCGACGATCCTGCGACGGCTGACGGCAGCGGTGCGGAAATCTTTGCCTACCAGGACGTCACGCTGTCTCCGAGTGTTTCTACCGCTAACATCGACGCGGGCAAGATCACCTTCGCTATGTTTGCGAATGTCATTCAGACTGTCTACACGCTCGATCCGCTGCGCCTCTACTGCGAGCAGCTGGACGCCAACGGCGACGTGATCCAAGCGAGCGACACGAAGTGGGTGTATTTTGACACCGGGCTGTTCGGTGAGTGGCAGGAGCGCGCGCTCGTGTTCCCGTTGATCGCGGGCGCCCGTACGGTGCGTATGTACGTCTACGGCAAGAAAGAGCACCTGGACATCGTCGACATCGGCTTCGACAACGTGCGGGCCTACCACTGGGACCACACGATTGCGACGCCCTACGACGACGTCATTCACAAGTGCGTGCGCATCGTCAACTACACCGACAACAACGTCTACTACCCGACGAACGGCTCGTTTGAGACGGCGCTCGTCGCCAACACGTCGTCGGCGTCTGCTATCTCCGGCTGGACGATCGTGTCTGGCGACTTCTGGAAGGTCGTAAGCTCGCTCACGCCGTTGTCGGCGCAGGACGGCGCGCGCTTCCTCGCTGGTGGTGACAACAGCAGCGGCGTGCAGCAGGAATACGAAATCTACAACGAGGTCACGCTGGCGAACGTTTCGCTCATCAACTCGGCACGCAAGACACTCGGCAAGATCGTCGGACGCCTGTCGCTCAACGTGGGCTGGGCTGACACGACGTCGGCTGCCAAAGTCGTCCTAGAGTTCTACAACGGCGGCTCGCTCATCACTAGCACGACCGTACTCGACTGGACAACGCAGGCGTCGGCAGGCTGGGGCACGGTCAACCAGACCTTCACGATCCCCGGCACAACGACGAAGATCAGAACGCGCCTGTTCGCGCGCTCGCCGTCTGGCTCCAGCTTGGCGAACATCGCCTACGACTACGTGCGCTTCTACTTCTACGACGCCGAGCGCCCGGTGAAGGCCGACGCGGTGCGGGGCTACGGTTCTGCCGACACGGTGTGGGACAGCACGGTCGGCTCCTACACGTTCGACGGCTCCCTGATCTGGAAAGCCGTGGCGATGTTCCGCCAATACAACACGGTCCAAACCGTGATCAGCGACAAGCAGTTCGTCGTGTCAAGCAATTTCACGGCGCCGGTCGGAACCTACGAGACCGGGCTGATCGAGTGGGTCTCGGGCGACAACAAGGGACGCAAGAGCGTCGTGCGCAACTACACGCCGACATCGGTGTCCCCGGCGTCGAACCCGAAGTTCAAACTTTACTTCCCGACGCCGTACCCGATCCAGGAGGACGATGCGTTCTTCTACTACCGCCCGTGCGCGAAGCGCTTCACGGAGGATTGCATCGCGGTGTTCGACAACGCCATTAACTTCCGTGGCTTTCCGCACTTACCTGGGAAAACGACTAAGTAATTTTTAACCATCCCTTCACATACTCTATGTCAGAACGCAACCGTTCGCGCGACGTTCCCGTTGCCTGCGCGTTCGTCTTGTGTAACTAATGACAAGAGGATACCACATCTAGTGAAGGAGAATAAACAAATGGTTGCCAGGAAAGCGGTGCGCGTCGTCGACCTGCTCCAACATTGCGAACAATTCACCCTTCGTCACCATTTAGTCCTCCAACAACAGTTCCACCAACGGGATGCTGCCCCACGCTTCTGTCTGAAACCCTTCGTGCGATGAGTTCATCTGATCCGTGTCGAAGCGGACAGGGACATCGAACTCGCCGCTCCAGGTCACAGGTCCCGACACTGGGGCTGGCGTGAACGTCAATGTACCTGTCGTGTAGTCAACTGCCAAGCCCGCACCGATAGTTTGGGTGACACCATCCACTTTGATGGTTAAGGAACCACTGACCGGTTTGAAGATGCGCCGGACGTAGGTTTCGGCGCCGGTCGTGTAGGTCTTGGTCAGACGGAACACGGTCGTCACGTTGTTGGCGGTGCCGATGTTCTCGTCGGTCGCTTGGTAGTCGGACCAGTCCTTGAACCGGAAGCCGACCGCACGGCCCTGTGCGTTGTAGAAGAACGCGCGCACGACCGCCATGTCCGCAGCATCGCGGATGCCGTAGGACACGTCCCACTTGCCTTTGGCGCGGCTCCACGCCACGCTGCGCTGCTCTACGCCGCTGTGACCTTCGAAGATGAAGGTCTTGAACCCAGGACCACCAGCCGAGCCGTAGCTGATGTCCTCCGAGAAGCGCGGGGTCTCGATGAAATCGGTGACTGGCATTATGCTTTTCTCCGTACGCCGAACTCGGCTGAGTTGATGTCAGACGCGCTCGCCCAGGCGGCGCTGGTGTTGGGATCGACGGCGTAGACCGCACCCTTCCACTGGTAGGCAGAAGACAGCGTCGCGGTGGCGCTCGCCGTCGTCGTGGCGCTGGACTTCGCCAGGAGCGCCAAGCTATCGGTGCCGTCCGTGCGGGCGAGCGCCGAGACCCACACGCCCTTGATCGACGAGACGTTCGTCAGGGAGAAGGACCCGAATGAGAACAGAGCATCCTCGTCTGTCGTCGTCTCGCTGATGTAGTCGGTGTCGTCGTTGTAGGCGCCCAGCGCGTCGTCGACACACTGGAACAGGGAGCCAGCGCTCGCGGTCCATTGCGTCGAGGAGCCGTCCGCATCCGGGACCTTGCTCTCCAGACGCACGTCGCCGATGAAGCCGTTGAAGGCGCTGCCCGTGTCATCCATGATGATGACGTGGTCGGTGTACATGTTGGCCTCGGTGCCGCCGAGACGCAGGTTCGTCATGGCGGTGGCGGTACCAAAGCGCGTGTCTTTGCTGGTGGCGCTGTAGACGGTGATGCCATCGACCTTCAAATCGATGGTGCCCGCCGAGTCATCCATCTTCACCTTGAACTCGATGTTGTGCCACACGCGATTGCGCAGCCGGGCGTTGCCGAAGCCCGCGCCGCTCGATAGCAGCGTGTCGCCAGGGCCGTAGACACCGATGGCGCCGGAGCGCCCGCACACGACCACAGAGAAGTGCGTGTTGCCTGCGGTGGCGTTGGAGAGGCGGATGATCGACTGCTTGCCAGCGGGCGTCGTCACGCCGTCAAGCTCGCAATAGATCGACATGTTGACGATGAGCGTATCGCTCGACGTGATTGCGGCCCACGGGATAACCCAATACGAAGCGTCTAGCGTCCAATGCAGCGCATTGTCGCCAAAGCGTCCGGCAGCCGAGTCAATTGAGCCGCCCGAGTTGCCCCAGGTCCAGTTCAAGTTGTCGGTGCCGATGTCCGCGTCGTCGGCGTATTTGAGCAGGTGCTCGCAATAGAGAAGTGCCATGTCTTAGCCTCCCGCCACGATCAACACAGTGCCAGTCGCCGGGGGCACGTAGGTGTCATCCGCCACGCTGCGGATGACCTCGACAGCAATCGACGACGCCCGAGCCTCGGGGCTCGTCGTGTAAATCGTCGTTGCGACGATCTGTGTAACGCGCGCTGCCATTAGGAAACGACCTCCAAGCCAGCCTGCAAGGCGTTGACGCCGGTGGCATCCCACTGCGTTGTGGTCTGCGGATCGACGTAGAACACGGCGCCTTCCATACCCTGCCACACCCAATCCGTCTGCAAGCCCTGCGTCACGCCGGACGCCTCAGAGGCGCCCCGCTTGACCAGCGCCCGCCACGTACGGTCGCCCGCGTTGGACTTCTGCATCTTGGCGCGCACGACGACGGCCCATATGTCGTCGGGCTCGACCGTCATGTCCGAGATCGCAAAGATCGACTTGTGCCCAGCCGTGCTCGACGCGATGTAGTCGGTCGCCTCGTTGGAGGGCACGTCGTCGACCGCCTGATAGTCGGTCGAGCCGGTGTTGCGCGTCCACTGGAGCGTGCCGCCGTCGCCGGTGACCGTCAGCTTGTCGATCCGGGTGTCGCCAAGGAAGCCGTTCATGGTGGAGCCCGACGTATCCATGAGGATGAAGTCGTCGACCCACCAGTTGCCATTGTTGCCCCCAAACCGCAGCGTCGTGAGAACGTCGTTGGCGGTCGCGAAGGTGTCGGTCGCCGTGAAGGTGATCACAGATGAGCCGCCAACGTTCACGCTGATCTCGCCCGTGCTGTTGTCGGTGCCGACCGTGAACTTGACCTCGACGAATACCCAGGTATTGGAGGGCACCGGATTGCCTCCCGCCGTCGACGTGCCTCCCGCCGCGTTCGCGGCGCTGAGCACGCCCGCTTCTGTGTAGCGGATGCGTCCGATCAGCGTGCCTTCGTTCGTGAAGAAGGACAGCATGTCGGTCGTACCGGCGACGCCGCCGTCGTGCTTGTAGGCGAAAGCGACATAGATCGTCGAGCCGCCAGGGCAGTAGGCAGGCACGTAGGCGAAGTGGGCCGAGGACAGGCCCTTGATGCAGCCGCCGCCGAACCGCCCCTCGCTGGTGTTGAGGGCCGTGTTCCCCGTGTCGCTGCTCGTCCACCCCGCCTGCATCCACTCCGTGGTGCTGTCGTAGAGGTCGAAGCCGTCTGAGCGAATGAGTGCCATTAGAGTGTCCGTGTTCCTGCAAACGCCACGTGGAAGCCCGACAGCGTCGCGTCCGGCGTGCCCGGAGCCGCAACCGTCAGGCGGTCACCGACCGCAAAGCTCTCGACGCCCGAGCCGGTCGTCGCGAACGTGAAGGCGCCGCCCGTGCCAACGACAACCGTACCTATGTTACTGCCATTCTTTTTGACATCGAAGGTCGCACTTGCTGTCGGGTTTATCTCAACATAGCCCTGAGAGCCAGCGAAATTGTCAGGCAGGGTGAACGCCGTTGGCGTCACGAACTGGAAGATGACCTCGCTCGCCGTGGGCAGGCCCGGCTTGTAGGCGGCGACGTTGTAGGGGGCGGTTGTACGCCCGTTCCACAGCGCCAGCGTGAAGATCGACGTGCCGTTCTGCTCGACCAGGGCCGCCTGCCCGGCAAGCAGCGTCACGGTCGCCACCGGCGAGCCGCTCGACTTCACAGTCGCCGTGAACGCCGAGGCGTTCCGCACCGCATAGACGCGCTGGGTGGTCGCCGAGTTGACGGTCGCGGGCAACACGATGTCGAAGTTCGCCGTGTTGGCTTCCGCCACGAACGAGAAGTAGCGGATGAAGTCCGCCTCCGACAGCGTCCACGTACCAGACAGAGCGCCGCCCGAGAGCTTGCGGCGGTTGCCCGCCTGCTCTAAGGCATCAACCGCATCGTTGTGCGTGATGTAGCCGTTGGCTTGGTTCAAGCCAATCTGCGTGATCTTCAAAAGTCCGCTGAAAGCCATAGTTTTACCCTCACGACGTTAGAGGCGGATGATTGACCTGGATGCCTCCGCCGACGTCTTCCGCCGTGGCTCCAGAAGTGATGTGAACGAGGAAGTAGAGTGTCTCGGTCGTACGGTCGAAGCCGTCTGCCGTCTGCTGCGCGTCCGTGTAGGTCAACGTGTTCGACGTCGTCGTACCCGCCCGCAGGTATGTCGTCGGATCGAACAGGTTGAGCGTCGTCGGATCGGCGAACAGATAGTAGGTGTAGTTCGCCGTCTCCGAGTGCGGGACGTCGGACCAGTTGAACGTGCTCAGATCGGCGTTGTAGCGGGCGCGGTACTGCCACTCCAACACCATGTCGCCGCTGACGTACTCCATCGAGACGCCAGACGGCGAGAACGGACGCAGGTTCGTCGTGATGTAGAACTCGACAAACGGGGGCTGGAAGGGGTTGCCCGAGTGCGCGTTGATCTGGATGATCTTACGCGGCGAGCCCGACTTGGCGATGTCCAGCTGGATGATGCCCTGCTCGTCCAGCACCCCAAGCTCGTTGCCGAGCAGGATGAACTTCTCACCGATGACGTGCGAGCCGACATACTGCTCGGTGCCGTGCAGTACGCGATGGAAGTGCGACAGCGTGTAGGTGCCGTTGCCGTTGTCGACGACGTCACGGAACTGGACAAGCTCCTGCCCGACGATGGCGAGGTTGACCTTGCCATCCGCGAGCATGGTGTCCTTGTCCGCAGCCGAGGCGAGCGGGAACTGTCCCTCGTTGATGAGGCGGATCGTCATGCTCGACTCGTCCGTCGAGTAGAAGTTCAACACGAGGTCGAGCGGCTCGGTGACGTAGCCCCAGGTCGGATAGGACGCCGGGGGATCGAACGTGTAGGACTGGTCGCCGTCGATCACCACACCGACATCGTTCACCGGAGGCGTCGTCACGCGCGTGTTGAGCAGCGCGAAGTACACCGTGTAGGTGGAGTTCGCCGCTGCGATCTCGTCGTCGGAGCGTCCAGGGATCGCCAGCAGGTAGGGGTCGACACGCGGCGAGACCGGTGGAATTTCACCACGCTCGAAACGCCCGATGTTGCCGAAGATTTCTACCGTGTCGTTGTGGATATCCGGGTCTTCCTTCGACGCAGTGATCTTCACCGTGTGGTCGGCGCCCTGGTCGACAGAGCGCAGACGCAGCACCGCGTCGTCGAGCGTGGGGTCTTCCCGCGTCACCGTGACGACGTCGCCCGGATCAAGGTACTTGTACTTGGGCGAGAGCGAGAACTCGTACGTCGAATTGTAGACGAGCTTGGAGAACAGCAGGACTTCGGCGAGCTTGCGCGCGTCGACCGCCTCCAACACGATGGGGACCTTCACCTCGATCGGCGTGTCGTTGTCGAGTTCGAGGTTGACGTAGTCCGGCAGGGAGATTGCCTGCACGTTGTCACCGTAGTCCCGATCGATGTCCCGATACGTGAGCGCGATCTTGCGCGTGCGCGCGATGTCGTTCTCGGCGGATTCCTTGAGCCAGCCGTGCTCGTTGACGTCTCCCAGCGCCGTGTGCGGGATCGTGATGCCCGACGAGGAGCCGCGCGTCTTGTAGAGGAACGTGCCGTTGCTCTCGACCAGATCGTACTTGAACGCCTGGGCAAGCTCGGAGAACACCGCCCGCAGCGTCATCGGCTGCGAGATCGTGTAGCCGAGCAGGGACAGGCCCGTGACGTCGTCGGTGTTAATGTCACTAGGACTGACGCCGATCCGCTGCAACAGGTTCGTCACGACGTCGGCAAGGTCCACCGTCGAGCGCTGGATTTTGCGCAGGAAGACCTTATTCAGGCGCTTATCCGTCGCATTCGCCGTGTAATAGTAGCAATCCTCGTACGAATGGTAGAAACCGATCTCGCCGTGGGGCGCGGGAAGGGACTGCGCGTCCATGTCGAACAGTTCGGTGACCTCACCGGTGTCTAAGTCGATCTCATGGAGAATGTTGTTCGTGTCGTACCACACGAAGGTGCGCCCGCCGATGGTGGCAATCGGCGCCGCCTGGAAGTCGCCCGTCTTGAACTCGGTGACCGCCGTCGACCAGAGGATGGCGCCGGTGTACGGCGAATACTTGAGGATGCGGTCCGAGCGGCTGGCGATCCGCATGAGGAGGACGAACGTGCCGTCGATCGGATCGAGGAAGGCGTGCTTGATGATATGGTCGAAGCCTGCCCCGCCCATGTCGTCGCACAGGATCGTGTCGAACGAGTAGTTCGTCAGCGCCGACGTGTCCGTCGTGCTGATGCGGTGGAAGGTGATGCGGTGCACGTGCAGCTGCGTCGAGAAGCCTTCGGTGGCGCCGGGCGAGCCGAACACGAACACATGCGTGCCGTTGGTGGAGGAGCCGTCGACGAAGGTCGGATGATCGGCGGCGATCGTCGCGTCTACATACGTCGTCACGCAGCGGTTGAAGTCACCGGTGATGACGCCGTTGTCCCACTCGAAGTCGACGATCTGTCCATCCTTGTTGATGTAGGCAGCGCCCCAGGAGTTGTTGAGTTGCCCGACGCCGAAGTAGACGTCCATCGGCACGTTGTTCGGCGGCGCATTCTGCAACACGCACGTCGAGACATTGGTGGCACCGAAGCCATCCGCGTCGTGTCCGAACAGACCGCCGCCCGGTCCCATGATGTCGGTGAACGAGCCGGTGAAGGGATTGTAGACCCACAGCACGCCCGAGTTGCCCTCGTTCTCCATGAAGGCGACGAGACCGCTGGAGAGTATTTGCAGGCTGTCCCAGTTCGCCGTGCCAAGCGTGTTGCCAGCGAACGTCGTGCCTTCCAGGTCGTAGCTGTCGAAGGCGTCGAGGTTGTTGGCATCGAAGCGTGCCAAGCCTTCGTCGCTCGTCGAGGACGACGTCGAGGGCACGATGATCTGGTCGTAGGACGGATCGACCAGGATGGCATTCGGCATCGCGCGGTCGAGCGTCGGAGACGCGGTCGGCTCGTCGTAGTCGCCGTAGAGACGCGGGAACAACGTCGAAGTGTTCGCCGTGACCTCGACGCTGATCTCCGGGATCGTGCTGTCCGTGACGATGAAGTTCTCGAACAAAATGTAGGCGACGCCGCGATAGCCCGGCACGTTGTCGTAGCCTTCCTCGGCGACCATCACGCCTTGCGGCAGTTGCTTCTCGTTGCCGTTGAAGACGGAGATACGCGTCGTGCGCTTCGACGAGGCGAGGTTGCGCAGCGGGCTCTTGGGATCAGTGAAGTCGACGCTCGCACCGGTTAGGAAGCCGTTGGAGCGCGGCTGGAGAATGTTGTTGACATCGACCGTCGCGGAGTTGTCGATGATCAGCTTGTCACCGAGCCACAGCCGCACGAGGCCCGTGATCGTGCCCTCGCAGATGCCGACCGCGAACGAGACCGTCGTGTAGTAGTATTGCTGGCCCTTGCTCTTGAACTTGTGGTTCGTGAAGTCGTCCATCCAGAACACGTTGCCGGTCAGACGGTCGGAGCCGAACACGATCGGCAGACCGATGCCGTAGGACGACGCGGTGAAGCTGAACCCACCGGGCTTGGGCACGACGACAGGATACGAGGGGATCGGCTCGGCGTTGGGCTCGGGGTCTTCGACGCCACCGGGAGACGACTCGTCGAAATTGTATTTGAAGCTGATCTCGCAGACCATGCAGCACAGCACGCAAATCGCCATACAGAACGAGTAAGCGAACGACGAGGCAGTCGCGCCGATGCGATTGGCGCAGCACTCCGCCCGCTGCGCGCCGCTCGGCGGTGTGCAGGAAATACCCGTCACAGTGAAATCGATAAAGCCGGTTACAGCTGCCATGTGTTCCTCTTACGACGGACGGCGCGTCGGATCGTCCCGCAGGTTGCGGTTGCCGAACTGACGCGTCGCCTTATCCATCTTGGCGCGAAGCTCTTGCGCCAACTGGTCGGAGGAGCGACGGAACGAGTCAGCATCCGGGGTGTTGACGGTCATGTTCACGTAGACGTCACCACGCTCGCGCGTGTTCTGTTTCTTATCGGGGCGCGCCGTGACGGCAGCGGCAAGCTCCGCCAAGCGCGCGTCGAGCGAGGAGCCGAAGTCGACAGGCACGCTACGTCCATCGGGCAGCGGGACCACGGCCTCGTCGGGATGGATGGTGACGTTCGCACCGCCGTTCATGGCGTCGTCGAATGCGTTCGGCGAACCCTTGGCAAAGCCGATGGCGCTGCTGCCACCCATGCCCATGTACTGGTTGCCGTTCTCGTCGAAGATGACGTAGGAGATATTGTAGCCGCCCGTACCAGCGCCCGCCTTCTCGATCAGCTTTGTCCAGCCATCGGGCAGCATGCCGTGCGCCAACTCCCACGCTTCCTTAGGCGAGAGCGTGCTCGGATCGACAATGCCTGCACCCATGCTGCCGCCGCCCGTGGCACCACCGCCGTCTGAGCCGCCGCCAGACGACGTGACAGGAGACGGCGACGACGGCGCCGGAGAGGTCGTCGTCTTCATTTTCGACATCGTCTCGACCAGCTTGTTCAAGTCCTTCAACATCGAGATCATCGTGCGCTCGGTGTCAAACGACTGCTGGTAAAGACGATCAAGCTGCATGATCACCTGACCGGAGTCGGTGTGCAGCACGGTCGTGAAATCCTTGAGCCCCTGGTTGAAGGACTCGGTCGCAATGCGCGTCTTGCGCGCGTTATCTAGGATATTGGAAAGTAGGATCGTATCAGCGGGGTTACCGGCTTGACCTCCCGCGCCACCACTGAGCGCAACAGGAATAGTCCGACCGTCAGGCAGAGGAACCACTGCCTCGTTCGGGTGCAGGATCGCCGGAAAGCCGCCGCTCGTGTTTGGTGTGCCTGACGCAAAAGCAGGTGCATTTGCGAAAGCAGCAGTAGAAACATTATAACGGCTTCGTGCGGCATTGTTCGTCAAGCCTCCATACCGGAAACCGTCGACAGCAACACCACCACCCTCGCCGCTCGCCGCAGCAGCCGCATCGCCGCCACTGACGCCAGCGTCAGACTTCGCGCCGATGAACTCCAGCAGCGCGTCGATCGCGTTGTTCACCCAATCGATGAAGGTGCTGAAATAGCTGCCCGCTGCTTCCAGGATGCCGTAGAAGCTCTGGATACCCGTGCTCGCTTGCTGCGACGCGCCCGTGGTCGCCGTCAGCGCCGTGTTGGTCGCGTTGACAGCCTCGGTGTGCGTGCCGATGATCGGAACGCTCGCGGTCAACTGACCCGAGAGCAGTTCTTCCATACGTGCAGCGGCTTGCGTTTTGCCGATGGTCTCTTGCAGCGTCGCGGCGTGCCCTTGCTCAGCGACGAGCTTCTGCTGCGTCGCCTGCAACGCGCCTTGCGTCGCTACCATATCTTGTACCTGGGCCGCGACCTTGGCCTCAAGATATTGTACCATCTGATCGGTGATGCCGAGGTTCTCGCGCTCGGCGACCGTCATGGCCTGGACAGAGGACAGCTGCTGGGCAGACGCCTGCGCCGCTGCGAACTCGGCCTGGAGCTTTTCGACCAGCGCCTGCTTCTCAGCGCGGATCGCAGTGACCCGCTCCTCAGACGCCTGGGCGCTGACATTGAGCGCTGCCGCCTGCTCACGCAGAGCGTTCGTCGAGTACGCCGTCGCGGCTGCGACCTTCTCCGTCTCGGAGAACAAGTTGCCAAGCACGCCGCCGAGCAGACTTCCAGCGGTCACCACGATCGTGATCGCGCGGGCGATCGGATTGACGGCGAGGAACAACCGCGCGAAAGCTGCCGCCATCGAACCAATCGCGCCGACGATGGGGGACGCCGCCAGCACACCGGCGACAAGCGCAATCTCTTTCCACGCCGACACGACGCCGGGGATGATCTGCAACAGCCCGCTGAATGCGGTACCGATGCGCTCGCCCCAGGCCTCGGCGCTGTTGATCATATCCTCGTCGCCGAGCCACTTGGTCAACGCATCGATGCCGGGCTGGATACCGGTGATGAAGCCCTTGCCGAACGCGGCTTGGAACTCGAACCACGCGTTGGAGAGGCGCTGCATCGAGGCCTGACCAGACTTCGACGCCGACTCCAAACCAGCGGCAAAGTCGTTCTTGGCGATGCGCGAGAACTCAAGCAGGACGTCGGACGTCACCTGCCCAGTCGAGATCAGCTTCGACAACTCGCCTTGCGACACGCCGACAGCGCGCGCCATCGTGTCGAACGCGGTCGGCATGCGCTCGCCCAACTGACGACGCAATTCTTCCATCGACACGACGCCCTTGGCCATCATCTGCTGGAGGGCCAAGAAGGCGAAGCCCTGCTCCTGCGTGCTCAAGTTCAGCACGCGGAAGACGCCGGACATGTTCTCGAAGACTTCCTGCGTCTCAGCGACGGAGAAGCCGACGTTGGCAGACGCCGCAGCAAAGTTGCCATACGACGTGATCATGGCTTCCATGGAAGCGCCGTTGCGATCGGCAACGCCGCGCAGGAAGTCCAGTTCTTTCCCGGCAGCGGACGAGCTTCCGCGCACCGAGGTCATGACGTTCTCGAACGTCTTGATCTTGTTAGCCGCCTCGATGGACGAACTAATGAATTCCTTCATGCTGGCAATGACGCCAACGAAGCCCAGGCCTGCCAGGGCACCACCCAAGCCCCCGAGCGAGCCCGTCATCGACCGGATGCCGCCACCGGCGCCGCTGGACGCATTGCCGAGCGCTTGCATGGCGCGAGCCGCGTTATTGGCCTGCTGGGTGAGCAGCTGCAATTGTCGATTGGTGTTGCTGATGCCGGACACGACAGCCGGGGAAATACCCTTGTGCGTCGACAGCTGCGACAGGACCTTGTTGACGTTGGTCGCGTTGAAATTGCTCAGCTGGCTTTGCAGACGCGAAAGCTTCGTAGCAAACCGGTCTAGGGCTTGCTCCGCTTTCGTGACTGACAGCTGGAGTTCCAAAGCGGACAAGGGCCGTCTCCCATATACAACTGTCGGACGTTAGCACAGTTGACAAAGGGCGTCAAATCGATTAACGGCGCTTGGTTTTCTTCGCCCGCTTACGTGCCGCGTCCTCCCGCTGCTTCAAGGCGTGCTCGATATAAACGCCATCGAGGGCAGTCAGGCAGAGCAAAAGGTCATCGCGGCGGGTCTCCTCGTGGATTTCCTCATACTGGACGTAAGCCAGAATGGCCTCCATGGCGATAGGCTGCGGCCCCATATCGTTGCGGAGCCGCTTGGCGGACAAGGTTTCCCACGCCCGCCAGAGCCATTTCGCGTAGTCGAGGAGTACGGGCACCTTATCGAGCGACTGGACCTTGCCACCTTCTGCCTTGATCTTGGACAGCCAGCCCAAGTTCTTCCGGTGGTTTGGATGCTCCAGCCAGAACGTCAGGTGCTCGACGAGTTTCCCAGGACGTCGTTCCGCGTCTCAGTGCGGAAGTTGTCCATATCGAGCGAGGCACCGGCAATCGCCAGCCGAAGCTCGGGGAGCTTCGTCAGCAGGGTCTTGCAGGTGGCGACGCTGTAGGGCATTTCCTTGCCGTCGTCGTCAAAGACATTCTTCCAGCCGACGAGCACGCCGTTCGCCATCTGCTCGACGGCGATCTTTTCGTTGATCTCGTCGGGGAAGATACCGTCCTTGAGGAAGCGCTTGTAGCTCTCAACGGCACGCAGACGCGCACGCTGCGCCTTGCGCGAGGAGAAGCGGGTGATCTTGAGATCGATGCCTGTCCCGGCGAAGTTGTGGAACCACTTGCCGTTCTCGCTGGCATCCACGTCGGTGCCGAACAGGGCAAAGATCGAGGTCGGGGTAGGCGTGTCTTCGATGGTGGTGTCGACCACCTGCGTTTCGTCTGTCATTGGTAACTCCAGGTCGGATGTACAGTCGGAGCTAACGGAGTTAAACGGGTGGTGTGCTCCGACACACACCACCCGCCCGGTCCTGCCACGCCACGAGGAACAAGGCGGTAGCAAGCTTGGTGGGCCTTACGCCGCGTCAGACGCAGGCCAAACAGACGAGAAACGGTCGATCATGAACATGGTGTTCAGAACGGGATCGCGTTGGGCCTCCCACTCCATGCTCTCCATCACGTCCTGATCGATGCCACCGGGGGCAATCGGGTCAGACGTGATCTTGATCGCCGGGATCGTGAAGTAATATTTGAAGTGATCGACGTCCTCCATGGAGAACCCGAGGCTGATCGTATCGTGCCCGATGAAGGCATCGTAGAACGTGAAGTCCTCGAAGTAAGCCTCGATCGTGCCGCTCAGGTTGAAGCGCCCGTAGCCGATACCAGCCGGGAACTTCTCACCGACCGCCCGCTGCTCACGCAGGTTGGCCTCGCCGTTGATCTCGATACTCTTGATCGCGAGCGCGAGTGCGGCGCCGTCCTTCGTCACGCTGCCGACGTTGGCAGTCGCGTTGTAGACCTCGGTGTTCGTAGAGGCGCGCTCACCGTACGAACCGCCCGTGAGAACCTCGGTCGATGCGTTCGTCGTGTCCTTACCCATGAAGGCGATCGAGCCAGTGACGATCTCACCCGACGCGACGTTGAGCGAGAACGTGCCAGCCCGCATGCCGCGCATACGGAAATACTTGGAGACGTCGGTGAAACCGGTCTCGACTGTGAAGCTGCGCTTCGTGATCTGAGACACGGTGCCGGGGTTGCGAAGGTGCGAACCCTTGACGACGACGACGTTAGAACCAGCGTTGGTGTTGGTCGTCAACGTCTCTGACACCGTGAAGGTGTCGTCATTGGGAACCGTCGCAACAGTACGGAACCCGCCGAGCGTCGCATCGCCGCCAGAGAAGTTCGTGCCGTCAGCCGACGTGCCCTCGTCGCTCGCAACGATGCTGCCACCGGTGAAGCGGTGGTTGCGGATCGTCACGGTGTCAGTCGAAACCGTCGAGGAGCAGCGGAAGCTCTGCTTGGCGAACTCCAACATGATCTTCGCCTGGAGATTTGCCGCCATCGTGTTGGGCGTGCCCGACAGCGCGACGTGCACGTGACCTGCCGCCACGCTCTCCGGGTCGGTCGCGATCTCGAAGATCACCGTGTCAACACCGTCGCTGATGGTGATGGTCGAATTCTCGGGCGGGTCAGTCGCGAGGAACTGGACCGTGCCAGACTCCTTGCCGAGGATAGAGTCGATAAAAACAATCTGACCAGGGACGATCGTGTGACCAGCAAACGAGTTCGCGCCACCACCGTTGACGGTGTTGCCCGACGTGAAGGCGGTCGTGGTCGAACGCAGGATCACGTCGCTCGCGTCCATCACCTTCGTGTAAGCAGAGCCCGACTCGACGACGAGAGTGCCAGTCTCGCTAACAGTGATGTTCGTGTTGCCACCAGAGAACGCAACCGAAGCGACCGTGAAATAGCCGTTGTTCGCCGGAGCAATGAAGCCCTCGGTTTTGATGTGCGTATTGGCAGGGAACCAATCGGTGTAATCGACACCGGCAATCGTGACGATCGACGTGCCAGTCACGCTGACAGACGCGCCCTTGGCAAGCAAGTGCGTCATCGCCTCTGACCACGTGCCGAGCACGAAGGCCTCAAGGAAGTCATCGACGGAGCCAGCGGAGAACTCGAAGTTGATCTCGCCCGAGGACGACGCGGCAACCTCGATGATATTGGGCACCATGCGGTCGGCGCGGATTTCCTCAGAGGTCTGCGTTTCCTTGCCCGCCGAGATCGACGAGGAGGTAATGCGCATTTCCTTGACGGTGCCGACCGAAGGGGTCGTGCCCCAAACCGACTCGGCGATGAACTTGAGAGACGCGCGGTTTGATTCAGCCGCATTGATGGCTACCATGGGCAGTCACTCCTCGTGAGAACGGAGGCGACCGCCGGTCGCCGGACCTGGAATTGGTCCTGTGTTGTTAGCACAACTGACCGTTAATGTCAATTAAAATGGCACGTGCGGGCGTGGATCAGCGATCCAGGCTGGCGTCCAGACAGAATTCGCACTGGATATTGTGGACATAGTATCCCGCGACCACGCCGCGCGACCGGCGCTGGACGCCATAGGTCGTGATCTTGTTGTCGCCAATGCCCCAGTCACGGTCTGCCAGGACCGTGAACACCTTGTCCGCCATTTCGTGCATGGTCTTTGTGCCGGTGTCTTCTGGCACCATGACGTTCACATTGATCACGCCTTCATGTTTGAAGTGCTTGACAGTGCCAATATCGGCGCGCCGAGATAGGTTCGGGATGAAGGCAATAGAGACCCACGGCTGCCCTACAGGCTGCTCAAACTTCTGGTTCTCGTAATAGACCTTGGTCGTCGGGTACGCCAAGCCGAATTCCTGCTTGAACGTGCCGAAGATCGCAGCGCGGGCGGCTTCAAAACTCATAACCAAAGCCCTCCTGATTGGGAGCGAACAAGCTGGGTGGCCAGCAAAATGACGCCACCTGGGTTACGGGCTTCTCCGGTCGTCGGGGCGGCGCCTGCATCCACCTGATCAAAAATGTCGGCATTGTTGGTAATGTAAACCGACTGTAGCTTTTTCAAGCGCCGGATCACCGCCACGCCCTCGCTCCAGGCTGCCGCTTCGTTAGGGTCACGCCGGGGCTCAGAACCCAGCGCCATGGTGCTTGTAGGCCCAGGAGGGCCATTATCTATGGGTGCCTTCTCCCCGCCGCCAGCGGGGCTGCCAAGGCCCACCACGTAGTTGCGCACCGTAGTGCCTTCCCACACCGGCGTACGGGAGAACAAGGCCTCAAGCGCCTGCCCGGCTGTCCGTTGGGTCTCAGCAATAGCCTGCTTCTTAAGCTCTGCCAGAGCTTTCCGCAGGGGCGCCATACCGGCCCGAACGTTGGTGAAGCCCCCGCGCATGACTTAGGGCTCCTGAATGAACAGGATATGGAGGGGCGTGCCCGGCAGTTTCTTGATGCGTTTGATGTTCCAGCGGGTGCCACCGATTGTCAGGTAGTCCTGCTGCTCGGGGTCGATCTTCAAATCGTTGTAGGCAATGAGCGCCTTCTGTGCCCGAAGGTCTACCTGCGCCCACTCCCGCTCGCTGTCCTCCATACGCACAAGCGCGCACGGGACATCGGTGTAGACCGTAGTCAGAGCGCCCATAGTATCCGTCGAAGCGTCATACGCTGTGGGCGTCACCTGGGTGTAGGTGACGAGCAACAGCGGGCCGTCCGCGTCGGTCGTACCGAGCGACTTCAAGGCCTTCTGGACAGCGTTGCGAAGGTTCGTGGACAGACCCATGTTATGCCTTGATGATCTTGCCGAAGCCGCGCGAGCCGACCCGGAAGGAGCCGAGCCCGGTCAGGATCGCGTTGATGATGGTCGGAACGTTCGACTGCGTCGTTTGGTCCTGGTATTCGATCTCGATGACGTCGACCACGATCCGCTTCATGTTCTCGATGTCCTTGCCGACCGTCAGGTCGTTCTCCTGCAAGAACTTGGCAAGCTCGCAGGTTGCCTGTTTGACAGCCTCAGGCACGACGTCGTCGGCGATCAGGATATTGTCGCGGTCGTAGATATAGGACCGGGGCCAGCGCAGGCCCGACGTCTCCAGAAGGCGCGTGCCCTTCCAGTCGGTCTTCTGGTCGAGGAGGCGGGAGGCCCAGGCGAGCGAATACTCCTTGTCCTGGGTAGCAAGGGCTGCCCAGTCGGCGGCGAAATTCTTGTCGATGACGAAGTAGTCGTCGGCGTCAGCTACGCTCACGTAGCTTGTTGCTCCCGCCAGTCCGCTTCCGTCCTCGACTACGAATGAAAACGACATCGCCACCCTCCGAAGCCAGTTGGACTGCGCGGGCAGTGTACCCGCCGACAGCCCGAATGTCAATTGAATTGCCTCTTGACATTCGGGATAACAGGCCAGTCAGGCGCCCCGTCAGCTTGGTCGCCCGGTTGTAAACACTGGGCTTGCGCATATCGAGGCAGACTGTCTCGTAGAGGTCGTGAGCGGCTTTGAGGACCGCCGACTCCAGATCACGCGTAGGCATGCTATGTCCCTCTGTGTTCCTGTACCGGAAACAGTAAGCGTGGATTGTGTAAAGGTTGCCTAAATAAATCAGGCAGCGGCTTTAATCGCCTCGATCTCTTTCTTGAGGCGATTAATTCCCCAGTTGCCCTTCACGTCGACGCCGAGGCGCTGGGCCTCGATGCGCAGCGTATCCAACTCGGACGGCGGCACTTCCTCGTTCATGCCGGGCGCAACTTCGCGCGGGGAGTCGACTTCGACGGTCTTGATCTCGTCAGACGTGATCGACTTCTTGCCACCCTTGAAGGTCCAGCCGTCGAGCCGCACCTTGTCGCGGGCGTTCGACATATCCATTTCGAACTCCTCGCCCTCCGGCGATACAACGACAGTGGTCTGGATTTTCCGTTTCGGACGCAGCGTCATTATATGCTCCTGCTGTTTTGAACTTGTGTCCCTGACAGAGGTAAGCTGAGCAGTACCCGATGTCAACAACAATGACAGTGATGGTTAAGACCAGATTACGATGATCAGGCCGCTGCCACCGGCGCCTCCGCCAGCAGCCGTTGATCCAGCGTTCGACCCGGTACCAGCGCCACCGCCACCCGAGCCATAGGAGCCGTCGCCGCCACGTCCAGCCACAGCCGCCGTATTGCGTCCACCGCCGCCTGAGCCGCCAGAGAACATGATCTGCGGGAAGTTGGTGTATCCACCGACCATGTCAAAGATGCGGTTAAGCTGGAAGCCGTGCCGCCCGTCACCACCTGACGTACCGGCACCGCCAGCGATTGACGGCAACATACCAGTGGCGGAAATGGTGCCGCCCGCGCCCGTGCCGTTGCCGCCGCCAGCGCCGCCAGACCAGGGGAAGCCAGAGGCACCCCAGGTGATGTTGCCGCCAGCGCCGTTGGCAGCCGCTGCGCCCGCAGAGCCCGCTTGTCCTGCGACGGAGGCCCACGTGCCGAGCGAGGAGAACGCCGCCGCCGTAACCACGCCGATTGCGCCTGCGCCACCCGCTGTCGTGGCTTGCGCACCGCCACTGCCGCCGGTCTGTGTCATCATCAAATCAGCAGCCGCCGTGCTACCGGCGCGCATGCTGATGTAAGACTGCCCGCCATTGTTGCCTGGAGAGCCAGCGTTAGGGGCCGCGCCGCCTAGGCCCGGCTTGATAAAGATAGTGTCCGGCAACATGGACGCAGGAACGAGCATACGTGAGTGCCCGCCCGAGCCGCCACCGCCGCCCGCCGTTGTGGGTGCGCCGCTTGTTCCGCCACCGCCAGAGCCGCCTGAGGCGATCATGAAGAAGAAGATGAGGTTGGCGTTCTTCGGCTTCATCCACGCCTGCCAGCCGTCAGTACCAGCCGAGCTTGACGTCGGCCTGAAGACTGCCATCCGTTCGGGTGCGAGGGGAAACATATCACTCATGATCAGCACCAAAAAATGAAGATGAGGCCGTTGCCACCGTCGCCGCTGCGTCCGCCAGTTGACCCGGCGTTCGTGCCGCTACCGCCGCCGCCGCCGCCAGAGCCGTAAGACCCGAATCCGCCATCACCGCCCGGCGACGCGCCTGTGCGTCCGCCGCCGCCTGTGCCACCAGAGAACATGATAGGCGGGAAACCGTTCTGACCGTTCGCACAGTCGAACATGTTGTAGCGCCCGAAGCCCGGATTACCTGCGACACCGCCCGCGATGCCTCCTGCAATAGTCGGCATACGTCCAGAGCCGGTGATCGCAGCACCACCTTGCGTGCCGTTGCCGCCACCAGAGCCTCCAGACCAGAGAAGACCAGCAGCGCCCCACGCCACAGCAGTGGGTGCGCCATTCGCCACCGCCGAGCCGCCAGAGCCTGCCTGTCCGGCGACCGAGACCCACGTGCCCAACGCTGAGAATGGTGCTGCACCAACCGTACCGATTGCGCCTGCGGTACCGCCTGTCGTCGCTGTGTTGCCACCGCTGCCTGCCGCTTGCGTCATGATGAGATCGGCAGTCGTCGTCGAGCCTGCGCGCAAACCGACGTATGACTGCAATCCAGCAAAGCCGCTGGTCGCAGCTGCCACACCGGCACCGCCGAGGCCTGCCTTGACGTAGATTGTGTCAGGCAGGAGCAGCGCTGGAATAAGCATGCGCGAACATCCACCAGAGCCGCCACCACCGCCCGCGCGCGTTGCGTTGCCGTTCGGCCCGCCACCGCCAGCGCCACCCGCTGCAATCATGAAAATGTAGACCCAGTTGGCAGCTTTCGGCTTCTGCCACGCTTGCCAGCCGTCCGTACCCGACGCGCTTGCTGCCGGGCGGAAAACCGCCATCCGTTCTGGTGCGAGTGGAATCATATCGCTCATGGTTCAAATCCACTGCACAAGGACAAAGCCATCGCCGCCGCGACCACCGGCACCACCGGTGCCGCCAGCGCCGCCACCGCCACCGCCACCGCCGCTTCCGGGGCCGCCGTCTGTTCCAGCACCACCGGTGGACAAACCGACGCCTTGCCCGCCGAGCCCGCCCGTCGAGAAGAAAGGCATCGTGCTTTTCGCGCCGAAGAACTCCCAGCGCGGGGCGTAGTGCGTGTCGCCGGTCGCCGTGCGGATGTCAGGCAGGCCCATCGGCAAGGCTGTGATGGCTCCACCTGCCTTGCTGTTGGGCGCGTTCGTGCATCCGCCACCTGCGGTACCGCCCGAAATAAAGAGACCGGTCGCGCCCCACGTAACATCGCCCCCAATGGTGTCAGCCGCACCTGCGGAACCGGCTTGTCCTGCGAGCGCGGTCCAAGCTCCGAGACAAATACCGGCACCCGCCGTCGCCGACATGACCGCACCAGCTGCGCCTGCTGTGCCCGCAGCAGCGCCGAGACCGCCAGCTGTCGCAGACGCGATGACACTCGCCGTCGTCGATGCCGGTTCGAGGCTTAAATATGACGGCAAGCCAGCGAGGCCGTTCGAGTTCGACGCGCCACCGACGCCACCGACGCCTGCTTGGATGTAGACCGTATTTGGCAGCGCACGCGCCGGGATGATCGTACGTGTGACCGCGCCCGAGCCACCGCCACCGCCGCCTGCCGCAGACGCCGCGATCTGCCCGCCACCGCCGCCACCGCCCGCACCGACCAGAAGGAAGAACAGAAACGACGCACCGCGCGGGATGTGGAACGGATGAAAGTGGTTGTTCGCGCCGAGCACGTTGCGCGGCGTGAACACAGCGATGTTCCGCGACGATGGATCGCCCGGATGCGGGGAGAACATCTTAGTATTTTCCGCCGATGGTCGTCGGGTTGAAGCCGGTCGTGCCTGCGCCCGTGCTCGTGCCGAAGGTGATGAACAGCTTGAACGATGCGGGAAGCGCCATGTTGATCGGAATCTCGTACTGTGGAGACGCCGCCGTGTTCGACGCGGTCCACGCCGTGATCGCGACTTCGGTTATCAATGCTGAGTTCGCGGCGGTGTTCGTGGTACCTGCCGTGAACGCACCTGTCGCCGTGCAGAGGAAGACGCGAGCTACAGTGGCAGCGATAGTCGAAATGGGCTTTAGAATGACCTTGTAGACGTAGCCGCCATTCGTAGAGTCAGCTGTGAACAGCAGATAGCTGTTCGCGCCGGTTCCATCCGTCGCCGTGTTCGCGGACGTGCCGATGACAGCGCCGTGAACCTGGACATCAGGCTCCTTCGGAAAGATCGGGTAGATATTCGCGGGCATGAGACGTTACCTCCAGGCGTACGGTGCGGATTGAATGCGGGCAGAGAGCGAATCGAGCATGAAGCCGCT